TGTGTAATTGGTAAAATTGAAAAGGTTGAAATTCAAGGTCTTGACGTATACACTGTTCATGAACGAGACGTAGCTTTTATTTATGAGTAACATTGATAATTGGAAAAGAGCTATCTCTATTGTCAAAACAATGATTGATGACAAGATAGAGATATACGAGGTGATGAAGATATTCACACCCATGGCAAGCCCGGCCAGAAGAAACCTGTTGTATTGCAACCCCAATATAACAAGTTCTGATTTGGATCAGGTGGAAAAAGCCATACAGAGATACAAATCTACTTTAGAAGAGATGGGCAAGACGGAGGTTGAGGTTCGCATCAAGCGATCTACCTACTTCCAAAAACTGAAAGAGCATTATGATAAGGACAAAAACAAAAAGTAACTACCTCAAAATCATAGAGGTTTACGAATACTACATTGAGCGAGAGCAGACAGACATGAAGGATGTTGAGCGCCTGATGAGTAATTGGGACGCAATAAATCTGTTTGGAACCTATTCATCATTGAGAAGAGGCGTGAATAAGATAAAGAGAAAAATGCCGGTTGGCAAAAAGAACTTTGAAACGCAAAAGCAGCTTTTTGAAATATACAAACAGTCCAAGAAATGAATTTAGACAGCATCAACATAGACAGTTTACGACTACTAAACGGAGAATGCCTGGTTGAGATTCGCACCATGGTAGAAGATGAGGTGGAGTTTAATGGAGGTAAATTGAAACTTGTCACTAGCGTAAAAGACCATGTGGATGACTTTTCTATAAACGAAATGATGTCCGCCCTTAATGCTCTGAAAAAATCTAGGTACAAGGACGAGAATGCCAGGAAGGAGTACATGAAGATGATGATGTCTCAGAAAAAGGAGGCTGATCCAAACAAGATTAACCACGAAGCAAAGCAAGCGGTTCGCCGGGGCAAAATCGTAAAGTTGCCTGAAAAAGAACTTGGTTATAACGGATGGGACTTTGATTGCGAGTTTGATGGCTTGGTTGGGGATGAGGTTTGGTTTGACTCTTCGTACTCCAGGGAACGGCTTGAAGAGAAGGAGGGCGGTATCATCATAGGAGATAAAACATATCTACTGATCCCGGCAAGGTCTATTTTTGCGGCAAAAAGAAATGATGAAATCGTTAGTTTAAACGGATATATCATAGGCAGGAGAATACCAAACGACAGAACGTATGGCTCTTTGTTTTTGCCTGATTCTAAAATAGCAAGAATATCAGTAGAAGTTGTTCCGTCTAGAAAACCTAAATACAGGGAGCCTGATGTGTGGACAAATAGTGACGTTAAAAAGGGAGATATTATTTGTTTGAAAGAGACATTTGCAATAGCTCTTGATTCAACACTTGCGAACAGCACTGACCTTGTTCGGTTCCAGCCTCGAGTAATACTTGCATTTGAAGAATGATAAAATTAGACTTTAGTAAAATATCGTACAACATTGAAGGCATCCCGGATGACGAGTCGGTAATCTACCGCTTCTCGGACCTGGCTAGTCAAGCCCACATTCTCGACAGATCTGACGATCTTCCTGAAGGGGTTAGCGCTGACAAGATTGTACGCTATCTCATATATATGTTCGCTCCAGGTACTCCCGTGAAGGACGCGTATCCGGACATCAACCAGCGCAAACGATATACCTTGAACAAGCTGAATATCATGGTTGATGATACGGATCCGGACAACGGGTACGCCCAGCTCTGCATGATGAATGTGGACTGGGCGGTGGAGCGTTACATCGTATTCACCCGCCTACAATGCTCGGAGGACTACTCAATTATGAGTACGGCTGACATCCGAATATCCGCATTGCAAAGAGCACTTTTGACTCAGCCTGTTGATAGGTCTAATGACGATAAGAACTTCCAAGCGGGGCTTGAGAGTTGGAGACAAACGCTTGTAGATGCTCGTAGTCGAATCATGAATGATGAGGTGAGTATAACCTTGCAAAAGGCAATCACGTTTTCGGTTCGCGCAGAGAACTTGGGCATACAGCCAGAGCACTATAGCCGTATATGGCGTGAGAAAAAAGAAATATTCCCGGAGATTATACCATAAAGTATTATACCATGAAGTACGAATACGAGGAGGAAGATAAATACGTTTCGTTTCATGAAGACGACGATGAGCTGGATACAATCCGCATCCCGCTTCCGCGCTTGGAGGAATGGTATTCACACCATTTAAAAAGAGAAGTCACAAGGGAAGAAGCTCTTACTTACGTGGATGGATACGGAATGTATCCGAGAGAGCAAAAGTTTCAATATCAGGAAATTCCCGAAAAGATAAAGCTGATATACGAAGTGGTCTTCAATAAAAAGCACGCAACCAACAAGTCCAAATACAAGGAAGTAGGTGACGTAAGGCTTGAAGATATTTACGAGGAGATTGAGTCCAATCAGAAGTATTATGCTATGGAGATTGAGTGGATCAAACTCCAAATCAAGCGCAGGTACGTTGGGTATTGGTGTTTCATTAAAGGGAAACCGACATACATAAATGGGGCAAACTATTTCTTTTTGAACTTTTGGACAGTAAAGAACTTTGGCAAGAACAACAACCGGCCAGACTACCGAGATTACCAGCGCAAGATGTTTCACCTGTTCATGTACGCTTATAGCACAGAAGACGCATTCTATAAGCACAAGATTATCTACAGGGAAGATGGTGTGGTAAAAACAAAATACTCAAACCAAGATGTAAAAAAGGTGGTTGAGGAAATGAACGAGATGAATGTTGAGTATTTCATGGAACCAAACCTAAACATCACAGTGTCAAAAGGCAAGAGAACGGTGCATGGAATCAACTTTGTGTCCGGGCGACGAATCGCGAAGACAGCAATTGCTTGTTGTTTCTGTACGTGGGGAACACTAAATATGCCCGACCAAACCTTTATCATCCAGGCGATGAATGAGGATCAGGCGGTAAACAAGATATTCATAAAGCAAATTCAAACACCAGTAAGCAAATTGCCTTTCTTCTTTCGCCCGTACTACCGTGGCCGAATAGAAGCCAAGGAGGGCTTGCGTTTTCAATATGAAGGAGCAATTGCATCAGCAGCCAGAGCCGGGATTATCCCAGAACAAATGGAATGCTTCATCACGCCGCTCCCTTCGACGGAGAAAGCGGCGGACGGTGAAGCGGAAATTGCTTTTGTCTACCGTGACGAGCCAGCGAAGAAAACGGATGCGAAGGCGGCAGACCAAAACATCCCGACGTGGTGGTACAACACGATGAAGCCAGCAATCGAGCGAGGCGAGAATATTCGCGGATTCTGTATCATGCCGTCCACAGTAGGTGATATGGATACGGGTGGTGGAGCACAATTCTTTGATATTGCCAACGACTCGCATTTCTCTGATCGTAACGAGAACGGAACAACTCCGTCAGGACTCATCAACTTCTTCCTTCCCGGTTACTACGCAGTGGAGGGGTACATCGACGAGTATGGGGCAAGCATTATTGACGATCCATCGGAACCGGTTATGTCCAACGAAGGCAAGTGGATTACCAAGGGAGCCAAGTCTTATCTATTGAACCAGGCGGACTATTTCGAGCGCAAGCGGGAATGGCAGAAGCTTATCAAGTTGCAGCAAAACTTCCCAATGACATGGAAGCAAGCGTTTGCCGTAATACCCAAGGACATGGGTATGCCTATCGAGAAGATGCGTGATCGCATATCGGAACTCAAGTTTTCCCGAACACCAATTTCTACGAAGATCAACTTCAAGTGGATCGGAGATAAGTTCGGCGGGGACGTATACGTAGAGAACGACCCTAAGGGTAGTTGGACTATGAGCTACCTGCCACCGCACGAGATGCGTAATAGAAAAACAATTGTTACGGCAGAGGAAGGATACATACCGCCAAAAGAAAAAGGTGTTATTTACGCTCCCGACTCATCCGTAATGAACAAGTATTTCCTTTGCTGTGACCCGGTAAAGTTCCATAAGCGAAACACGGTAGGTAAGAAGAAGTCAAATGCGGCAGCGGCTGTTTTCTATAAGCGAGATAGTCAAGTAGATCCAGACAGTAAGCCAAGAAACGAATGGGTTAGCAATGACTGGATATTGATTTACAACAGACAAACCGAGGATAAAGCTGAGTACCATGAAGAATGGTTGAAGGCAGCTGTATTCCTTGGGGCTTACGTCTACCCAGAATGGCCCGATGGCGAGGCCCTTGTAGAATACTTTAGGGACAACGGGTTTGACGGATACCTTTTGAAGGACCTGGGCTCTGATGGAAAGCAGGACTCAAGGCCCGGGGTATGGGCAGGAGAGGCTGAGAAGAACGAGATGGCTGGGGATATCATGACCTACTTTAACAACAATGTTAAGTACGTGAAGATGTGGGAGATAATCGAGGAATGGAGTCAGATGAGGGGTATTGACGATCTCACAAACCATGACTTGTGCGCTGCGACAGGATGGTGCATGAGAGCTATAAAAAGCAGAATGCCAGACCTTTACAAGGAGGCGTATCAGCCTGTAGAGGTTAAAGGCGGATTCTCGTTTTTTGAAATAGACTGATTGTTTTCAACCATTTATGATAATTTTTCATACATTTGTGTTTGATTACTTAAATTTGTAAGATATGATACTGCCTCAATTGGCCGGCGGGGTTTTGTTCCCCGAAGACAATGTACCAGAGATAGAGAAGTTGAAGCCCGATTTTGGCTTGCGATGCGGTAGAGCGTTGTATTCTCGTTACTGCTCCGGCGGTGCTTACTTTTCTTTTAATCAACTATCTGAAATGCAGGAGACTAGAAATTATGGTTCCGGCATTCAGAACAATGAAAAATATAAAAACTGGTTTTCTAACGGATCCCCAATTGGAAACAAATCTACCGGGGGAGCCGAAGCAGTACAGACAACCAGGGGCATGACTAAGGCGCAGAGAAAGGCGATGGCTAATATTAGCTACGACATCTTCTCTCCCATGAAAAAGCTAACAAATGTTCTTCTATCAATTCTTGCGGATAACGATTATAAACTTGATTGTGTTTCTCTTGATAAAAACATCATCAACAAAAAGAATTATGCGAAGAATGATATCTACATTAAAACAAATTTTACGAACCCGTTGATGCGGGAGCTCGGTCTTCCGGAGTTTGATGTTCCTTTTGTACCCAAGGACGATAGCATGATAGAGATGGCTGATCGACTTGGGTTTTTTAAAACTAAATATGAAGTTGCTTTAGAGAAGCTGGCCGAATCAGGCTTTAGGGCTTCCAATTGGCACTTTATGAGGAATGAAATCAACAGGGACGCTATAGACTATCATTTTCGCGCTGCCAAGATTTACAACGACCCAATTACAGGACAGGTTAAAGTTCAATACATTGATCCCGCCCGATTGGTCATGCTCTGGAACGAGGACAATCAAGAAGATCCTGTTGCAATAGGTCACATTGAAATTGAGACCATACAGTCAATATACCCCAAGCTGATAGAAGCTGGGTTTGACGAGAAGCAGATACAGGCGATGGCAAAGTCTTATGTTCCGTATCAGACGGATGCGTCAATGATCCCGGTTTGGGCATTTGAGCGTAAGGACGCTACAACCAATCGCTGGATTTGGATGGACTTTAAAGTATACGTTTTGAAGTTCGAGTATCTTTCTACTGACTACAAGCAGTACGTAGAAAGAACAAACAAGCAGGGATACGCTACGTACCTACGCAACAATAAGCCAGTAGAGGAAAAGAAGAAGAACCCAAGCGATACTTACGATGAAGTAAGTTGCAACTATTGGTATGAGGGCTCTTACATTATTTCAGGAACAGGACTTGACCGCATTTACGATTGGCGTAAAAAACCAAATCAGATGCAGAAGGGCCTAAGCCCAATGAGTTCTTATGTAATAGACCGCATACCGGGTCAATCCCCAACCAGAAGCGTAAAAGGTTTGCTTGACGACTTGATGTTCGCCATGCTGAAATTACGCGCAGCTGTTTGGGCTGCCGCTCCTAAGGGATACAGAATTGATGTCGGAGAAGCTGCTAACATCAAGATTGGTGGCGTAGAATATGATCTTTTTGATTTGGTTCACGTACACAGGCAGAATGGTATACAGGTAGTGGCAACTAAGTTTAATGCCGCGACCGGTAAATATGTATCACAGCCATTGCAGGAAATGGACAATGGTTTGGGTCCACAGGGAGCCGAATGGATACAGCAAATAGCCAATTTGCAGATGATGATCAAGGACACCATGGGCATACCAGATGCCATGGCTGCAAGCCCTGATCAAAGCGCAGAAAGGCTAGTTGGCGTGATTGAGCAAGATTATCAAGCTGGCAATCATGCGAATTGGCCGCTTAGAGAATCTGAACGAAACTTTAAGCGCAAGGTTGGTGAGCGTATAATCCATCAAGCCAGAATAGATATAGAGTACGATTCCAAGATACGTGAGTTTTACGAGTCTATTTTGGGTAAGTCTATGATCAATTCAATAGATGAGCTGGAGGGTATTTCTCTTGATGCGTTGGCTATAACTGTAAAGTCTTTGCCAAACGAGAAAGAAAAGAGTTCTATTCTTCAAAGAGCGATACAGATGTCGCAGATACCGACAAAGGACGGCGGTGTACTCTTGTCTCCATCAAACGTGGAGCACGTTGCACAACTTCTGAAGAACGGAGACATTGACGAAGCCCTTTGGTTTATGGCCACTCAAGAAGCCGAGTCACGCCAGCGCGAGGAGAAGAATGCCCAGGAAATGCTTCAACAGACAATCCAAGGCCAGCAGCAGTCAGCTATGATGGCTGAGGAAGCAAAACGTCAAACCGCAATGCAGCTTGCTGAGATTGAAATCATGAAGCAGCGTGAAATGGCAAACATGGAACTGATGAAAGAGCAGGAGCTTGCCAAGATGAAGGCGGATGCCAATTATCAGGTTCAATTACTAAAAGGAAAACAAACACTCGAACAGATACAACTCGAGGCAACTCTCGAGGCTCAATACGGAAACGAAATAACAGGAATAGTATAAGATTATGGAAAACAACGAATTTGAAACCCAAAACGAACAAGCGAACAATCAAGTAACCGAACAAGTAGCCGACCAGGTTGCCGAACAAGTAACCGATCAGGCTACGCCGGCAGAACAGGCTTGGTTTGCTACCTATGGATACGAAAGCGAGGATTCTTTCAAAACTGAGTTTGAACAGCTTCGTTCTTACAAAAGCCTGGCAGAAGAACTTGCTGAAAGGCAGAAAGATATAGAGGAAGGTATTGCGCTCTTGCAAGAAGCTGAGGACCCGTTTGGCGGGAATGACGAAGCCAGAACTATTGTAGCCTTTGGTAAAAAAGGTCTAAGTGCTTCTGTTGCAAACCAAATTGTATCTTCCAACGAGCAGTCTTTGATGGAGGATCCATTGAAAGCATTGATACTTGCCGAGGCGGTAAAGAACCCAAACAAGTTCAAGCAATTAGGTCAACAGACTATTGAAGAAGCAATTCGAGAGAAGTACAACCTGGGAGAAGGGGAGTATTATGCTTCAGCGCTTATGAAATCTGATGCTATTGACGCAATAGAGATCATAAATAAAACTAAAAAAGAAGTTGAGGATGTTAAAAATCCTTTTACATTTGCAAAAGAGCTAAAGAGCCAGAATCAAAAGCAGATTGCGGAAAGACAGACAATAGCATTTAACGAGGCAGAGTCCTACGCTAAACAGCTAAAAGAAGTCCCCTACAAATTCGGCGACACGGAAGTTTCGTTAAAAGTTTCAAACGAAGAGATTGAGTCGATTTTGAAGTCACAGTATGCAGGCTATTTAGGTCAAGCCTTTGATGCTGCCACAAAGGAAGGTAAACAAGCGGTGCGCGAATGGTTGTCGAACCAAATCCTCATTCATAAGGTTCAGTCTGGGGATCTAGGAGTTCAAATTGCCAAATCGCTTTCTGCTCAAACCGAAAAAAAGGTAGTGCGTGATGTCTACAACGGTCAGCCCAAAACAGTTAATCGTGTAGGCAAAACAACTGTAGACGCCAAGGATTTAACTCCGGCACAAAGAGATTTGTTGGAACGAGGACTTCCTTTGCCGTCTCAAAAAATTAAATCATAATAACTCTTAAAAAAGCTTAATAAAATGGCATTTGTACAGAGTCCCACCATTAATCCGTTGTCAACGTCAGCGATGACCTTCGGCGGAATTATGAACAACTGGGACGCAATTAAAGAAGACTTCGACGCCGTAGCATATTTGCCTTTCGGTGATGAATATTGGAGCGCAATGAACCAAATCATGAACGGTATTGGTAACCGTGAGGTTGCTACCAATCCTCGCGTTCGTTGGTTTGAGTTGACTCGCATGGAGGTTCCTGCTCTTGTTGCTACTGGCGCAACCCTTGTTGCCGGTGACAACACTATCGTATTGAACACTAGCGATCGTCAAGAACTTCCTACTGGATCTGGAGATTTCTACTCCTGGCCAACAGTTCACGAGATTTGGCGTCACGCTCCATCTGGAGCTTTGGTTCAAATCACAGCTAAGGCAGCTGATGGTATCACTCTTACTGTTCGTCCTGTTACTACAGACGGCGTAGGTGCTGTTATCGCGGCTACTGACTTGTTGTTCTATGTCGGTGTATCTGTTCCTGAAAACTCTACTGCTCAAGCAGGTAAGTTTATGTTTGATGAAGTGAAGACTTCGTTCTTGCAAACAATGCGTCACGACATTACGACTAGCTCTGAGTCATTGTACAACCAGTTGTGGTATTCTCAGCTTGAGAACGGTACTGCAACTCCGTACTCTAACTCACGCGATATCATCTACTTGCAGCGTGAACATCAAGTTGCAATCGTAAATACCTTCTTGGCCGGTGAAGCTACCACCAACACTTCTTTGACTTCTGCTACTTCGTTCCAAACCACTCCAGGTTTGATCCCAACGATTTTTGCTGATGGTCAAGTAGAAGATACTGGCGGTGCAATTAATACTACTGACTTCTATGCTTTGGAAGGAGCTTTGACTCAACAAGATGCTTCTGTAAAGAATTACATGGTTTGGACTAGCGGCGTAACATCTGCTCAGATTGAAACAGCCATGTTGACTTACAACCAGAACGCTAATATCCAAATCAACAAGGTTCAGATGGAGAAGACTTTCTGGGGTGAGGGTGCTTACGCAGACTTGATGTCAACCACTTACTCATTCAACAACCTCGTGTTCAACAATAAGAACTTTGGTCTTGTTCGTATGGGTATTTTCGATAACCCACAAACCTTCGGCGCTTCAGGTTCTAGCTGGTCAGATTACGCAGTATTCTTGCCAATGGCTCCTGGAAACGTAGACGATGGTATGGGTAATCTTGGTAAGTATATCCGTCTGTGTCACAAGCCAGGTGCATTCATGAATATGTGGCAAACAGGTGGTCGTGCGGCAACCAACAAAACTGACGCATGGCAGCTTGGAGTTCACATCGTATCTGAAATCGCGTTCAAATTCATCAACGCTAACAAATACGGTATCTTCCACGACCCTATCTAATCTAGTGAATAATGATAAAAAGGGGGCAATTCCGCCCCCTTTTTTTAAAACCCAACATACGTTATGCTTTTCGATATAAGTACAAATCAGCCAATCTCTATACCTGATTGGGCTGAAAAACAAATGAGAGATGATTTTCCAGATTTCTTTAAGGGCAAGCCTGTTAAGATAAAAATTCTGGATAAAAAAATGAGAAGGAGCTACAAAGTTCCATCAATTGACAAAGAAGGAACACCTCGTCTTTTCGTAGAGCCGCCACGCGGAAACTCAAGAAAGGCAAGAGGAATTGTAGTGGATCCGGAAACAGGTGACGAGTATCACATCCAATACTCAACAACATCACCTCGCCCGGGTCAGTACGGAATGGAGTTTCCTTATCCTGGAAACAACGTAACCATAAGACACGGCATGGAAATCAGACCCGGTCAAAAAGATCTTCTATTTTACGTTCATTTTATTTGCCCAATCATAGCAGATAACAGATGTGCTAGAAAATCTCAAGATCCGTGGTATACCTATGACAAGCCAGAGGTTGAAGCTAAGAATAAAATCGAATCAGCTCGTTCAGCTCGTGATTTAGAGAACTTGATCTATTTTGATGCTTCATACGAAATTATCCTAAAGGCTATGACTGGTCTTGGCCTCAAGATTAAAGACACCGAAGAAGAAAACCGAGTTTTCTTACACGACTCGATAAAAGGAGGTTCTGAGACATTTAAGAAAAATGCGTTTGAAATCCTAGGTGGAGTAACCAAGAGACAGCAGGTAAAATCCGAAGAAACTATTCACGAGCTAATTAATCGACTTTCTTCTGAAGGTTTTATTAAAAATGAAGACGGAATTTGGTATCTTCGCGACCGTAGAGGTGATGGAACTAAATGGCTAAAGAGTCCATTCTTTGAATCAACAGGAGAAAAGGATGCTTTTGCTTTGATTGACCACCTCAAAGTGAATGAAGAATTATTAGGTAAATTAAGAAAACTATAAAAGATGATTAGCACCGTAACCCTTGCGTTTGATCTAACGGCTTCGCCGCCAACGGGTATAGTAACAGACACAACAGACTATGCTGCATTAGGCATAGACCTTGTTCTCGCTAGAGCCAAGGGATTGGGTGTGATTTCTTTTAATGGTGATATAGTTGAGGATAGAAATACAATCCTCAATCCTATGATAGATTTTGAAAACTTGGGGAGCAATCCCCAGGTTTTTACCTTCCCCCTGGAGCTTGATGTAGATGGAAACGTAGCAAATGGCGTATACACATTTCAATACAGTCTTCGATTAGACACGGAGTTAATACCATTTGATATTGCTGCAATTCCCACTGCAAACACAATTTCAATTGTAACCACAGAATCTTGGTTGGCCAACTTCTTAGAGCCGACGAATGATATAGAACTTCTTGTTGGAGCGCCGGCTGTCTTTGTTGAGGTTGCTTCTGCTGTGTTTCTTGATCCAAACATAACTATTACAACCTCTGACGCTATACCTTCTGGCGCTTACACAAACCTGAGGTTTGATTTAACAAATTTGCAGTTTAGTGGTACGTTTACTTATTCCGGATGCACTCAAACCACCGCAGACGTAAGCTTTACTTACGATTGCGAATATGGAGATAGCGGATCTTGGGCAGCGGCTAACACAACGGTACTCGCTTCAAATGAGGTGGTGTCGTCTTTAAGCTGTACCATTAACTACCCAGGCTGGGCAACACTTAGTCCTACTTTCCCCGGAAATGTAGTGACAACAGCTTTGCCTTATCCAAACCTAGTAACTCAATTAAATCCTCTTGCGACAGGAACGTATACCGTTTCTTTATCTCAACAGATACAGCAAACACAGACGGATGGATTGATTCTTTTGTACACTACTTCCGTAAGCAAAGAATTTGTTGTAAGTTGTGCTGGCAGTCTTTGCGGTCTCACACCTTGCATTGAAAGTCTTCGCGTAGCCCATCAGTCGGAACTTGTTAGAAACAGGATTTCAAAATATCAAGTATATGTAGACAATGTTCTTCTGTATTATGCGGAAGCTCAGAACTACAGGTCTTGCGGAGAAACAGATAATTACAAAGCTGCTCTTGCTCTAATAAAGGCTAACCTTGATGCGTCAGGATGTGAATGCGCTTGTTGTGATGAAAACACCTATTACTGGGTATCGAACAATTCGGCTACTTCTGTGATAGACAGTATAATTGCATCTTTTCAATTTAGACTATTCACTCTTGATCCGGCAGGCCCCGGATCTCCAGTTATAGACGGCGTAGTTCCAAGTTCGGCACAAGGTGTTGAGGTAGGTGCTTTGTGGGAAAATACCACTACTGGGGTTATTTATATCTGCACCAACAATACGCCTGGCAGCGCCACATGGGTGGAATTTTACGATTATCAAGAAGTAGTTGCTGCGGCTGATGTTTCGGCGGTAGGCGGCACTAATTTAACAGCCGGCGATGTGCAAGGACAGCTAAGTCAAGCTGATGCGTTGTTTACTTCTGTATTAGGTGATGTTTTAACTCTACAGACGGACGTTGCTACTATTCAGGCAGACGCCATAGTAAGCGCCTCTAACGGTTTGACAGAGGTAGCAAATGACGTTCAATTGGGCGGAACACTTGATACAGACACCACAATAAACGTCAATGGAAATGACTTCATTATAGAAAGTGATGATTCGACTTTGGAAGTTATAGCTACCGGTGGCGTTCCTTTGTTGCTAAATGTAAATCAACCAGGCACGAGTGTAGGCATAAACGCTATTCTTACAACAACCAATAGCGCAGGTGCTGGTGCAAACGGAATAGGAAGTTCAATCCAGTTTGCGGCAGAAACAGCAGCTGGATCACCAGTTTCGACTTCTAACATTAGAAGCACATGGACCAACGCTTCAACGCAAAGCTCTAATTTTCAGATAACCACAAAGAATGCTGGAACAGAGAATGTCGGCTTTACATTGAATGCGGACGGTTCAGTAACCCTTAACGAATACGATGGCACAAACCAAGAAGGGGCTGTTACGTATATGCTAGGCGTAAACAGCACCGGACTTGTACAAAAGGTGGCAACTCCTGCTGCATTTACTACCTACGTAGCATTGATAAATCAGACTGGTACAGCAGATCCTGTTCTTACTGAGATATACAATGATACAGGTTTGACAATGACTCCCAACAGAAACGGAGTTGGAAACTACGATATAACTTCCGGAGTTAGTTTTAGTACAACAAAAACTATGGTTTTGATTTCTAATGGGGATATTGTTCTGCCTACTCGCACGCCCTGCGTTGTTGCTAGAGTTCAAGCCGGACGCATCGTTATAGAAACTAAGTTTGCGGACACCTTGACATTAGACGATCAAGTTTTGACAAATGCTTGTATAGAAGTTAGAATTTACCAATAATGACTACTAACCTCGGACAAATATATGATGAGCTTCTCTTCAGGGCTGGCAAAGACCTGAGGGGTGGCTACATCACGCCCGACGATTTCAATCGTGCGATTAACATTGTAAACCAGCGATACCTAAACACGCTCGTAGACAATTTTGAGAAGAACCGAGAAATTACCAGTGACCTACAAACATTTATCAAGACACTAGGTTCTCCTCAGTACCCCGCAATGTCGTTTACTCCTGTTTTGGCAGGACGTCCAGAGCGCGGAGGTTACGCGGATATTCCTGTCGATATTTGGTATCAGGCAACTGCAAGTTTTCTTGAGATACTGAATAAGGAATGTTCATACGAGACCAACTACCGAAGTGTAGAGTTTGTCAGCCAGCATGAGTTTGACGCCAAGATGCGTAACTCGATAATAAGCCCAGTAGACAATCCTGAAGAAAATGATCCAATACTTGTTACAAGAAATGACAAGTATTTCATTTATCCGTATATGCCACGGATAACCTTTACTTACATACGAGAGCCTATTCAGCCTGTATTTGACTATGACATTGTGAACGGGATTCCCGTATATTTACCACCAGGCACTGTTCATACGAATAACACAGTGCTACCTGCCGGCACTCCTAGTCTTAGCGTTGAATTTGAATACCCAGAAAGCTGTGTGGACCACCTAACTGATATGATTAAGACTTACATCGGTATTGGTAACGAAAACCAATGGAACATTCAGACTCAAATGCCAAGTAAAGTATGATCACGAAACGTCAAGCTATCGAATTAATACAGCACAGATTGACTGGGGGAGACACTCCGGAAGATTTGCGCCGTCTGTATCCTCGCTCGATCATTTCTCGTGTGCTTAACTTGGCTCTTGCCGACATCGTATCGCGCGATCCTTATGAGGCAAGCGACATGGCGGTTCCGTATGTTTTTACTCCAGCTACTGACGCCAATGGTTACTATGTAACGCTCAGCCCACAGCCAATCGCGGGGACTATGGCAATCTTTAGTGTGGAAGATCAGTCAACCGGGGATAACGGCTACATTGTTCAAACTAAGGCGGAGGCTACGGCTATCAATATCTTACGCGGAGGAAATAAGTCGGCAGCTATCCTTTTTAAGGACAAGTTGCGATTTAACAGGGCTCCTCAAGGAAACGTCACCGTGACCATGGTTCCTAATGTGTACCAAATGGATGATGATGATGTTTTGATTATACCGAGCGACGAAACCGGAAAAGGCGAAATGATGTTGTTCCAAATGTGTATGCAGGTACTAATGTCACAACAGTTCCAAGACGACTTGAACAACGATGGTATCGATATTCAAGCGCTTGCAAGAGACAGTTCAAGATTATACTCTAACGGATGACAATTAAGAATGTAAAATATATCGCCACATCTGCCCTGTATCGTCTGGGTAAGAATCCCGTTGGACGTGAGTTGACTTGGATGACTCAGGTGGCTATCGACTACTTGAGCGAGAAATCACCGCTTGACGGCAACGTGTCGCTTAGAACCATTTACGGCAAGATCGACACGGGTGCACGCGTATTTACCATGCCGGGCGACTGCATGAGAATATCTAAGGTGGGATTGAAATCAGGTCGCCGCATTTGGACGCTCACTCCAGATACCTCGTTAACGTATCCGGAAGAGTTCTTCCAATGCGAAAGCGATGCTACCGATCCGGTTGTTCTTGATGGCCTTTTCCCTTATGGTTATTTCGGCTTTTTCTATAACCAAACACAGTATGGTCTTGGTGGCGGAAGAAATCAAAACTATTACCGAATAGATGGAAACAACATCATATTCGATCACAATATACCGGACGGCCAATTAGTAATTGAGTATTTCTCAAATGGTGCTGCCGTAGATGAAAATACCTTAATTGACACGGCTTACGCAGAGCCTTTTCGCTTATATTTGATGAGCGAATACTGCTTGCACAAGGGCAACAGCGAGGACAAGGCTAAATACAAAGAACTACAGATTCAGTATGAGGCCGCTCAATGGAGCGCAAACTTGCTTGTCAAGGCTCCGCGACTCAGCGAAATGATTGATGCACTTGCACAGAGTTCAGAGTTTAATTTAGGATAATGAGTTTTAACGAGACTATAAGTTTTGAAGGCGGTATAAATACCGACGACACGCCCCAGGGTATGCCTAAGGGTGATTATCGTGATTTTTCATATTGCCGATTGGGTTACAACTCAGGCAATGCTTACGCGGTAGAAACTTCTGACGGAACACTGCTTATAAATAATCCACCCATAGAAGTGCAGGACCAAATAGTTGGCGCAACTCCTTGGCAGAAAGAAAACTCTATTGTATACTTTGTTTTTAAGGCTACTCTCATCCATGAGATATGGGTTTACAATATTGACAATCAAACTCATACTGTCGCTGTACAGGGTAGCGAGCTCAATTTCAGTCGTGATTGGCCGATTTTTCACGCTAATGTCATAGATGATATTTTAAAGTGGACTGACGGTCGCTGGGATCCGCTCATGTATGATGCTGATGGAAATCGTTTATTTAACCCACCTTATCAAATTAACCTACGCAAGGCTCTTGATGGGGACTACACTGTAATTGATTTGCAAACCATTGACGCCATTAAATGGCCAATGGATCCACCTTTTGTAAGTTATTTCACCGATACTACACGAAATGACAACAAGCTAAGAAACAAGCTGTTTAAGTTCATCATCCAGCCCGTGTACGAAAACGGAGAATTAGGTGCGTGGTCAATGTATTCTGAGTTGGAATTACCGTCTCAATCAGAGCTTGTATCAGGAACTAACTGGGTGTTTTTAAATAACGATAACGGAATACGTATACGATTTGATACCGGCCCTTCAATAATCAGAAAATTTAATCTTGCCGTTCAGCAGTTTGACAAGGATTCGTTAGGTGCGGAGCCTCCTTTCGGTATTTTCTTGCAGCTTGATAAAGATCAAGATGTAATAGCTGACAATGCTATTTACGTAGCTGAGTTTTATGGTAATGCAGCAACCGCTCCGGCAGTTGACTTTTTAAAGAATTATGACAGGCTCCCCATAGTCGCTGATTGCCAAGAGTATCTTCCAACCAATCAGTTGACTTACGTTAATTTCAGAGAGGGCTACGACAAGCCTACAGAAATCCCTTTTATTCTTGACGCATCAATGAGTTACGATGTAAGGGAGATTATCTGGAAACCATGGGCTCTTTTAAACTCTACGGAAATAGTTATCTTGTCGGGCGCAGGAGGTACTTTTGTTATGGAGTTTAATAACATCAGTAACCCCGCTATAGATACAAGTAGCTTTTTTGTTTTTGAGGCTGGAATGGTTATATCTATAACTACACCTAATACAGTTTTCCCGCTTGAGTATAGAAATGTTTTCTTGTATTATGCAATATCTCAAGGAAATATTGACCAAGCATTAACGCTTGCAACGCCGTTTGATCAAAACTCCTATATCTTTCAGATAATTGGAGACGCCTTAGCAACCCAATTAGCTCCAACCATATATACTACTCCAGGGATTGTTACTATAAGCGGGATAGGGTTGACTTACACAGCATCACCTACTGGCGCTCCTCCAGCCTCATGGGGGGCTCGGCGGTTTGCTTCTTGGGACAGGTCTACTGACGCTACACCCAGCTTAAAGGTTGGGGCTACTCATGAATTTGGAATTGTTTATGGCGACAGAGCATATAGGGACAGCACTGTTTATACAGTAAATTCATTAAATCTTTTTGTCCCATGGTTTTCGGACGAACCTGCAAGAGCTGGATTTGTAGATGATCGAGACCCGTATACTGTTACTCCAAGAATTACAATCAACCACATCCCGCCAATTTGGGCAACCAAATATTGGATCGTTAGCAAGCCGGCCACGGAAATATTAAGTTTTGGTCAGTACGTATCAAACAACAAACAGGATGGTGGTGCGGCAGGATCGGGATATGTTCAGTCTATAAAATTAGACTCTGTTACCAATAATAGATACATAATCTACATTGACAACTACTACGAAAACCAAAACCTTGGCGCCACTATAAAACATGAGATCAAAGTTGGCGACAAATTAAGGTTTGTAAGAGAGGGTCTTTATGGGGCCGGAGCTGTTTATTTGAATTACCTAGAGGTTGACATCATAGACGTTGACACGTCAGGAACTGATGGTAGAACAGCAGTGTACACTAACTTATTTGACATTAGCTTAGTGGAGCCAGACCCACCTTCCACTTCCGGTTTTGTGTTTGGCCAGATGGTAGAGATATACACACCACGTCCATCTGTCGATGATACAGGAAGCATTTTTATTTCAACCTGGAAAGACATTACCGATCCTATTGAGATCTTAAATCCGCATACAGAAGACAGGGCTCATGATGCTCCTGGCTGCGATTATGCTGCTTATGTTCAAGGCGTTATACCTTATTTTTATATCCCTGGAGATAGCTCTAATATAAACGGGCAAACATTTTTTGTAACTGTTTATTATGACAACAATGATACTGATGAGTTTTCTGGACAAGTTGTAACCGCGCAGTATGTTCCAAGCTTAAATTTAACCAGAATAGAAATACCAGCCATTGTTGCGGATGCAAGGATTTGGTATATGTGTCTAAGAGGGTTATCATCCGTTCCACAGGTTGTGTCCGGCTTAAACTCTACAACGGCGGCGAACTTCGGAATTGCATACGGGGATGTTTACATAAGAAAAAGAAACTGGAATACCGGTCTTGGGGGTGTTGATGAGGAGGCGTATTACTTTATGGAAGATCCTCATTATTCCGATTATTGGTCTAGCGATGTTCATAGCGATGGTAGGATAAGAATAGAAGATGTAAACGCCAAGATGACTCATCGTCAAGCCACGGCAATACATTCAAACTCATTCATAGTAGGAACTCAAATAAACGGCCTTTCTTCGTTTAATCTGGACAATCAGAATATTGAAGATATGAATCCGGTATTCGGCCCTGTTGTTAGAGCTTATATGTCGGGCCGAGAAGGTAAGACGCTCAAGTGCATTCAGCCCAAGAAGGAGAACTCGATTTACATTCAATACTACCCCAATGAGGTAGGATCAGACTCAACCGTGCGCGTATCTAACAAGACATTTGCGTCTTGGTTTGATTACAAGAGTTTGCTTGGATGCGAGAATGCTGGGGCTACCGCGATTCTGCCGAATGGAACCACAATGTATTTTGACAACAACGCCGGTGTTTTTGTTTACTCAGGCGCAAACGGTCAAATACAAGTAAGTGAAATTGATCCGGACACAAAAGCTGACTACAAGTTTAGAACAAAGACAAAGGCTTTGGCGGCAGCATACAACGCAAGCTCAGAGCCAATGGTTCGCACTTATGTAAACGAGTCCGTAGGAGAGGTTGGTTTTGCATTCCGTTTTGACGTTCCATTTAGAGGCGAAGCTTTTGGTGGGTATTCTCCTCCCGCATCATCAACAGAGGCATTTATTATTCCTGCCGGTAACTTTGAATATCTATATGGATATGACATGGTTTTTTATTTTAATGGAACAGGGAATGCCTACTCGGGAACGGTTGATTTTGTTCAGTATGTTCCATTTTTGAATTTTACCTTTATAGGACTTGAAGGCGTTATACCAGACGTCGCTGATTATTCTCAGCCAGGATATTACTATACAACAAGCGGACTGTCTTACGACCACGTAGTGTTTGATTATGTGAATATGAGATGGAGGTCTACGTATGATTATAACTTCCAGCAGTTCTGTAATCTGGGGCAAACCCTGGTTGGATGGGGCGCGGACAATCAAATGTATCTTCACAATCAACCTAATCAATGGAATTTCCATGGGGATGCTTTTATTCAGAAAGTATCCTTCGTATCGAATGAAGAGCCGCTTATGGTTAAGCGCTACCAGGATATTACGTTGATTTCAGACGACCTGTTTTCTATAGAAGCTGAATCAGAGCCCAACAGAAGCTACCCTCTTGGCATGAAAACAAATATGCCAACAAACCTGATTAGCACATACGAGGGGTATGGCAAGGTTAATTACAGAAAGAACTTGTACGATCCTAAGTTTTTTGTTGACTCAAATACATCTACCACATCTTATGATCCACCCACAAGTCCGATAAACGGTTGGACTATGCCTGGTGACCTGTCGTATCTTTTGAACGAAACGATTACAATCAATCAGACGGACATATTAGCGGGTGGCGATGGAAACATTTATACAGGTGTAGTAAACTATGCTGTATATGATGCGATAGGAGACGTTACGGTAGTGGCTTTAGACGGGCAAGAGCCTGGCACAAACGGCTTTACGGGGACCTGGTATTTTAGTGAGAGAGCCCTATGTAATGGACAAGACATTAGGGCAAATGCACTGACGCACACTTTATCTTACGACCCTACAATAAACGGTACAGGATCTATTCTCGTATCAGTTGGAATCAAGGGTGTTTTATCATAAATTTGCCACTAATGGATACTAAAATATCCTACAGTGCTATTTATGCAGCTTTTGATGGGGATCACGATATAAGCAAATACTGTGATCCTAGCAACGAGAGGCCCACGCCGGAAAGCGTGAGTATCGACGCACACGAGAAGCTGCTGGTGTACGAGGAGATGGTGGATGGTGCATTTGAGGTTTTGAAGGTTGGAGACAGGGAGGTTGGATTTGTATATTACTTTTCAGATGTGCTTGTTAGTTTTGGCGTCAACAAAGAGTTTAGGAATAAAGATTTTTTGACATCTTTATTTGACGATATAAAAAAATGGATGGGGGATAGTTTCGTGACCTATATGTGGGAAAGAAACGAGAGAGCGATAAGGTGGTTTGAGAAGTGCGGGATGGAAAGGGAGGATTGTAATTTAGACAATGTTGTTAAACTAAGATATAAGTCATGCCGGTAATATTAGCAGTAGCAGGTGGAATAGCGGTTGGAAAAGGTGTCCAAAGTGCTATTCGTGCCAATCGAGCAAAGAAGGAGATTAAAAAACTTGAAGCAGGACTCAAGGAGCCCAAGTACGAGCTTCCACAAGAACTCATGGCCACATACAACAGGCAGCTAGGCCAGAGAACTGATATGCCCGGGCGGAAGGCCGCTGAGTACGGAATGGATATGTCTATTGGTCAAACATTAGGCGCAATTAGCCAAGGGGCTCAAGGCTCATCTGATATTATGGCCGCCACAACTACATTAGGCGCACAAAGAATGATGGGTGGATTAAACCTTGCCCAAACCGCAGCAGACTATCAAAGAGAGGCTGAAAAAAATAAGATGCAGGGCTTGACTAACTTATCAGCACAGATTGGCGGGTATAGAGACGAGATGTACACGCAGAATCAGCTCAATCCATTCCTTAGAACATCTGCCGCTATTTCAGCATTACGCGAAAAGAGATACCAGGAATCCAACAACACGTTTGACGCATTTGCCAATGCCGCAAGAGTAGGCGGTCAGTTTGGTTCCGCAGCAGGAGGATATAGCAATATTGGGGATTATTCAATCCCATCATAAAAACAATTGAGATGGGAGTACCAAGCGCAGCAATAGTTTATACAGGGGCAGCCGGGGATATGCCAGGCTCAAATCGTGGTGCAGCATATTCGGAGGGATTAGGCGAAACCTTGAACATAGTCAATCAAGGTCTTGAGGATATCCGATCATACGAAGCCGAAAGAAAGAAAAACCAGCAAGACAAAGTAAAGGCTTGGGATGACTTTCTTATGGAAGACCCAGACGTATGGAACATAGACCTTCCCAAGATTCAGGAAAAGGTAACGGAGTATAACGAGTATATTCATGGCTTGATGAATGATCCTAAGGTAGACCCAAGAAACCTATCGACAGATCAGAGAAAGAGGATTAATGAAATGACCCGCGAAATCAAAAAGCAAACAAACGCGGCTAAGATGAATGCTAAAATCTGGGAGAAAGGACGGGATGATGTAAGCAAAAACCCCGACGAATGGGATACCGGTTACGCGGCAACATGGGGGCAACAGTTTATGAACCCTGACATTACTCCGGAAGAAAGATTAAGCTATGCTCAGGCAAATAGTATTTACAGAAAGAATGTAGAACTGGTTGATGTAGTCGAGAAGATAGACGAGCTCATGGACGAGGAAGAGATCAAGGTTAACGGAAGAACCATGATTAAGAAAGATCCCGAAAAGTTCAAGAACCTATTGGGTATATACTTTAAAGACCAGGTTGGCGCGAAAGATTATGAAGCACTAATAACAAGGTACGCAAACGACCCAGCAAAGTTGTACGAAGAGGCTACGTCCATGTTTAAAGACATGAACCCAGGCAAGCCTAAGCCGGTTACAAAAAGTAGTTCTCGCGCTCCTAAAAAGGATGATGTTCCAAAATACGGAACGGGTAAATGGGGTAATTTATCAATTGAAGTTGAGGAAGGGGCTCCTGTCGAGTATTTTGCGCCAGGTTATAATAGAATGGCTATTACTAAAAACAACCAAGAGCTAGAGCCGCTTCAAGGTGTTGCTGGGGGAAGCACGAACGGTTACAGAAACATACCTGTTTTCCAACCGATCGGTTTTTATTACGCTCAAAACGGAGACGTTAGTGTAATAGGATATGAGCTCGACAATCAGGGTGATCCTGTTAAAGATGAAGGAACCGGAAAGCCACAAGAAATCTGGGTTAGCTACGAAGACAATAAGCCTAAGTTTAAATCATATCTTGACGGATTTGACCCTAGAATAGAATTTGAAACAAGAAATGGGCTAGGCTCATCCGACTCGTCTGGATCTTCAAGTGGATCAACGCAATCACCGCAAGACGCGGCTAATGAAATTCTCAACGAACTTTATAATAATCAGTAAGATATGCCAGTAGGATTAACTCCGGACGAAAAGGAAAAACTGAAAAAAGGGCTTGTTAAATACGCAAGCACTGGCGCAAGCAAAGACGACCTTCGCAAGTTTCGCGATGCGTTTATCTCTGGTTTAAAAAAAAAAGGGGGTGGGCAACCCGTTTCTGGTTCGCCTCAAGAGCAGCCTACAAAGCCTTCTGCGCCGAGTTTTGGCCAGAAAGTAATGACCGAAACCCTCGTTAGCGGGGAGCCGGTAATGAAAGGGGTGAAGAAAGAGCCCCAAAAGAAGCAGCAAGACATTACGTTTCGTAGAGAGGAGATGCCGTCTGAAACAACACAGGCGCAGATTCCTCAGCCTATCAAGACTGTAAAAGAAGTCGAGAAGAAAGCAGAGCAGGGCAAGTTCATTCAATCCCCGGTAGCTTCTGTGTCCAAAGAAAAAGGAACTGATTTTACCTCAGAGGACGCTATTAAAAAGGTCAACCAGGCCGCGTTTGAGAAAAGTCAAAAAGCTCTTGAGGATCAGGGTGTAAACATTCTGTCCAAAGAGGATATAGATAAGAAGATAGCCAATGAATACGAAGCTCAGTTTGGCGAGGAGATAGATAGTTACATGAACAATGCCGGCAACAAGTCGGATAAGTTTTTCCCATACTTTACTGTTGCTCCGACTGATTTAACGGATCTTCAAATTGCTCTTGGCGAAAGAGAGGTTCCCAACGGAACCACCATCGAGAAAGAAGGCAAGAGAGGCGAGATGGTTTCCGCTTTGATGGACGACTATTTCGACTACATGAAGAAGACGAGACCCGAAATAGGTGAGGCTGAGTTTAATAAATACTCTCAACTAAAGTCAAGCACAGACAGAAGCGCCAAGAACGAAGAGTGGTTAAACTCTATGGAGACCAGGGCTATTCAGTTGAAGATGGCCGCAATCAAGAGGAACTACGACAAGCAAAAGTCAGGCATCAACGAATATTCTAAGATAGAGGCTTCAATTGACTCCCGCCTGTTTGACGCCGGGGTTATCGCGTTGAATCAAGAGCGTGCGGCTATAGATGCCGAATACAAGAGACTCGAGCAAAAGGCGAAGGAGTCGTTTGCTTCATGGAATCAAAGAGACGCTGAATTTAATAAGGCTATCCAGGATCTGAATGCGAAGTCCTCCACCATGAAGCGTGAGGACTACGAGGCTGAGTTTAATAGAATCAGCCAAGAGTACAAGGACGAATACAACGCATACAAGGCGAACTACCCAGATTTCAGCAAGCTACAAGAGCGCAGCAATAAGTTGCAATCCGACTACGAAGACCTCAAGGTTCGTTCAAGAATGACCGACGAGAACGTGGCTAAGTTGGAACAGGCTAAGACTGCGTATAACTCTCTTGGTCAGTCTACTTTATCACTCAAGGTGCTTGGTGCTTTAAACCAGGACAACATAAATTACTATTCTGAATACAAGACATTAAAGGATCGAATCGAGAAGGAGCAGGAGGCTGGAAAGCAGAGGTGGGACAACGCTTCTCCGATGATGAAAATGATATATGCCCCGGGCGAACTTGCAAATACGTTTGCTGCTGGAATCGGAAACATGGCCATCAATGTCCTGGAGATACCCAAGATATTGGAAGACCTTGTGACCGGGAATACGGAATACAACTTCCTTGACGAGATTTATGACGGACTGGAAAACTACCGCATGGAAAAGAGGGTAGACTTCCCGACGATTGAATCAGAATCAAACATCCAATACTTGACCTCGCTAGGAGGTAACGCGCTGGCTTCACTTGCCACATTCGCCTTAGGCGGCACGTTTGCAGGGGCATCTAAGATGGCTCAGTATGGGGCTACGTTCGCAACGTCATGGCTTGTAACAGAAGCTGACGCATACGAGGAAGCCATCAATACCCACAAGATGTCTCCAAGGCAAGCTGCGGCAGCTTCTACAGCAACCGCTATCGCCGTGTCATTGGCTGAAGGATTGATACCTGACGTTAAATACTTTGAGCCTAGCGTTTTCAGGAAGTCTGTACTGAATGATTTGGCAAACGGTAAAAGTTTATCGCAAGCATTCAGGGATTCTTTTGCGGAATCTTCCGCATCATATCTCAAGTCTGGATTGAAAGAAGCGGGCGAAGAAGTTACTCAACAAAAGGTTGATAATGCCACCAAAGAGATTATCAACTACCTGGGTGAAACCGAATACTTTAAGGACTTAAATTCTGGCCGTGGGTACAAGGACGCCGCATTGAGTGGTTTGATAGGTGGTAAGGCGGGTAATTTCTTTAGAAGACCGGTAGGAGCCTCCAACTTTGCGGAAGACGTTATGCTTGAGGCCGCTGAAAATGCGGATGGCATAATCGCGGCATCAACCAATAGCGCAGACGTTGCTAAGGTGAAGCAGGACTTGAAAGGTCCTCGCGAAGACTTCCAAGCTTTGTCGGCTCATCCCAACTGGAAAAACCTCCCACGCCCCAAGCAAGCGCGGGCATTCGGTATAACCCAACAGATAAGAACTCTGGAGGAAGGCGGTCTTAAAGACCCTATCACGAACGCTCAGATCGAAAAATTGAAGAACGAGCGCGAAGAGATCCTGATGCTTGGTGAAAATGGTATTGATGCTAAGTCAGTAGGCACATCAACTACACCTCAGCGAGTAAAGGTAGGTGACGAGTATGCTAGTTTCTTTATCAACGAGGACGGTGATTACGAGATAGAATACAACAACGGAAGAAGCGTTATCATTGAAAAGGGAGAGGGAGTTGCTGAAAAGATCCGTGAGATGGGCATCGAGACTGACGAGGGAATCGTCGGGGAGATGAACATCGAGAATCAGAACACGCTTATTACCCCTACTCTTGAAAAGGGTGCAACGATCAACTACGCCGGCAAGAACGCTACTCTCAATAATTACGCAGAGAAGAACGGCAAGATAGTATCGGTAAACATCACTACGGAGGATGGAAGGACGTTGCAGATACGCGAGGGGCAGCAGGGTAATTCAAAACAACTGCTTGAAAATCTAAACTCATTAAAATATGATAAAGAAAACCAAATCCGGGTATCAGGTGAAGTCGGAGTCGGGCAAGAACCTGTCGAAGCCAAACCTGTCGAAGCTCCAAGCAAAGAAGAGGCTCCAGCAAGTGGAGTTCTTCAAGCACAAGAGGAAGTAGTTCCCGAGATCGCCCCGGAAGAAGTCGAAGCCAACATGAAGCCCATAACAGATGAGATGGCTAATGTTGAAATGGAGTTTGGCAACAATGGATATTCCATTGATTGGGACTACGATAATGAGATAATCATCACGGACAACAAGACCGGGGAAATCGTTGACGCGGAAGAGTTGCCTGAAAAGTTATTACCTCTTGCCGCGCAATACGAGAAGGCTACAGCCGGCCTTGCGGGATATGACTTTGAATCATACCGAAAGTCTCTTGATCAATCAAGAAAAGATGTTGGCGGAATAGAGACTGAGTTTGAAGAAGTCAAGCCGGCAGCCCTGCCTGAAAAGACCGAGCCTGCTAAGCCAAGCCGTAAGGAACGTCTTGCAGGTTTGTTCAAAGGAGAGGAAAAGGCTGAACCTAAAAAACAAAGAGACAAGATAGAGTATGTAGCAAATAAGTTTAGAGACAAAGTAAAAGACTTGATTGGTAATGCTAAAGGTGCTCTGTCAAGAAATGAAGTCAACATATTTCAAAAAGAAATTGAATCACTAGAGAAAAAAGCAATACAAGAGGGCAATTTTTCTTTTGATGAAAAGCGAGGTAATCCTAATTACGAAAAGGTAGACGGAAAAGAACAGAAGGTAAACACCTACGAAGCCGACGGCTATACCGTTAAGTACGAATCAACTCCAAGTTCGTCCTTTGTAGATGTTACAACACCGAATGGCGAAACGATTAGATTGATTGATCGCAAATACAAAAATCAATCTAATCAAGAAGTGGTTTTCTTCCCTGGTGCTAAAGCGACAGAAGAAAAACCAACCCGCAAGGGTAAGATAGCCTCGTTGTTTGAGGCGGAGGAAAAGCCTACGGAAACAAAACCCGTACAGGCAACTGTAGAAAAAGAAGAAACAGCGCCATCAGCCGCTGCTACCGTCGAGGATAAAAAGTTTAAAAGCGCCGATCAATTTAAGGTAGGTCAAATAATTAAAGGGGAAAACGATTGGGCTCCTCATTATCAAGTTTTAGGCCCTGGCAAAAAAGGTTTCACAAGAGTAAAGAACTTGACTGAAAATGCCATGCAAGGCAGGATAGAAGAGTTCGCAAATGTATACGAGGGATTCGAGGCTGTACCACCTTTGAATTACGAAAAGAGTTACGGGCTGTTCAAACAAATGTTTGATTACTACAACACGTTTAGCAAGAACAATCCTGATGCACTAGTCGGGGATGGGTATGAGTATGCGGCTAACAAGATGGTTGAGGAGCAAGGAATCACCAGGGAAGTTGCTGATTTCCTTGAGTACGAGATTCAATACATGGGAGAGGGATTTGTTGACTCAATTGAAAAATTCAAATCGTATAGAGCCTCATCGAGCTTTGCTTTTAGAATCGATAGTATGCTTAACCGGACAAGCGAGAAGGACGGAAAGCGTTTAAGTAATTTTGGAAAAGGCGACATAGTGTATCGAAACTACAATGGTAGATACGAAGAATACACCATTGAGGACACTAGCAAATCTGTTTGGAAGTTAGTATCGCCTGACGGCAGAACGAGTGATTGGAACCCGGAAAACAACGAAGGGTTCTTACCAAAGGATTTCGCGCCCGAAGTGGAGGAAGAAGATGTTGCCGAGGTAACTCCGGAGGAAACTGTAACTGAAGAAGCCCCTGTCGAGGAAGGTCCAAGCGTAAACGAACAGGTAAACGAGCTTATCACTAAGAAAAACCGATACAACAAGATACCCAAAAGCAGAAAGCCAATGGGTGGTAATCTGTTGAATCAGATCAAGGATGAGGCGGAAAGACTTGGGTTTGCTGTTGTAAACGTAAAGGGCGGAAACATCAGTCTGACAAGCAAGGAAAATGGTAAAGTCGTAGCCAGAAGAGATGTTGACCGCAAGTTTAACAAGGAGCGTAACGACAAACTGAAAGAAGCCAAGTCAATGGCCCAAGATTCATTGCTAGGTCTAAGGGCAAGCGTTCTTCTTTATTTCATGCGAGGCGGCAAGGTGATGACAAGCCAGTCCGAACTTGCCGGTAAGGATGAAATAGCCGCCGCAAAAAGAGCGGGTTTTATTTCTGACAATGGTCGTAGCGTGGATCTGATCGCCCTTGAAGATTTACCAGAGCTTGGCGGAATTGTGTTCGACGAACAGGATGCTATCAACGAAGTTCTTGACGTGCTTGCTTCTTTTGAGAACAAGTCTCAAATGGAGGACGAGCTCATCGAGATGCGTGATAAGCTGACTAATGACATGGACGAGGCGGCAAGGTACGAGTACGAGTCGCAGATGAGAGACGCCATCAGAAACAATGATTTGGGCAACCTAAGCGAAGATGAGCTCGTTGAGTATTATGAGTCATTAAGTGAAGACGAAAAAGTAAAAACAATAGAGGATTATGAAAAATTCTACCAAGAAGTTGAACGTGAACAACCTGAGCAAGGAAGACAAGGCGGTTATGGCATTAGTCCACTTGAAGGAACTACGCAAGAAGCTCAAGAACAAAAAGTAGGTTACGAAGGGCAAAATGTAAAAGAAGCTGTTGGCTACAGGGGATTACCGGGCGAATATGTTCAAGATTACAACGGCGTACAATACTTTGCTGAAAACGAAAAGTATGCGGGGGTATTTGGAAAAAACATCATTAAGGCAAACATCTCCAAAAACAAGGTCCTTGACTTGGCTAAATGGAATAAAAAGTTAAAGGACGCCGGGATACCAGACAATGGCATGGGGCAACCGTTCCTTACCATTGATCAAAGTATGTTTGATGAGGATAGGAACTTCACAACCAGGGGCAGAGAAGGCACGTTTGGAAAGATGAAGCGAGCTATTGGTCTTGAGGAGTTTAATAAATTCAAAGAAGAGTTTGACAGTGCTGATGTGATATATGGAGAGGACGCCGGTAATGCTGGAGAAATGGTTTACGCGGTTAGAAATCCTAAGGCCATAAAAGTTCAAGAGCAAGAAGTAGGCTATGGATCTCCATTGTCATCCATAGAAGAGACAGCTAAGGCATTGGAAGGATTAGATGTGGAACCCTTATTTGAAAAGACAAAGTCCACAAAGTATTTCAGAGGCCAGCCAGTTGAAGAGCTGCCTAAAAAAGACATATTCATATCGCCCAACGAGATAATTGGCAAGATGTACACGAAGGGCAAAGGTGTGTTAAAAGAATTGTCTTTAAAAACATCTAATCTTTTTGACATTGATACTGTTGTTACAAAAGATCTTAACGACAGGTTGATAGATGCGTGGAGAAAATCATCAAGCACAAGGACTTCAATAATACCTAAAGAGGTTTTAAATGGGGCCTATGTCGGGAAGACTTATCCTCAGGAATTAAAGGAAAATGAACAGTTCAGAAGAGCATTGGAGGGAATGGGCTATGATGGTCTTTTGAATAATTTTACTCGTCTAAAATTACCGTCTCAAAGACAGGAGGTAATCGTTTTTGATCAATCAAACCTGTCTGATATAAATGCAAATTTAATATCCGAGCTTTACCACAAGGCTAAAAAAGACGGTTCAAACCCAGAACTCGTAAAGGCGGTAGAAAATTTAATTGAAAATAAAAAAATAACAGATGGACCAAACGAAGGACTTACAAGAACAGACACAGCCGCCGGCCCGTTTGTATCCGAAACCGGAAATATGCCGTATAGTGAACGTGGTGGAGTACGGGGGCAGGGTGTACGAGAGGGAGGAGTCGGTAATACAGTAAAGGCTGTATGGAACAAATACAAGCAAATCAAGTTTAACGGAAGTGTCAAGGTCAAGGATGCGGAAGATGTAGCACACATCATGCGTAAACTTGAAGACAAGGCTGTTGAGCACGCCTTCGCTGTACACGTTGATAAGAATGGAAAGGCCCACATCCAGTTCCTGGGCATGGGCGGTCCTACATCAACAATCGTGGACCCTCGACTTGTTTTAGCTGGGGCAAAGAAATTCAAGTCGAAGAAAGTTTACCTTGTTCACAACCATCCTTCGGGATCGTTAGTGGCAAGTAGACCGGATATACAACTCACCAATAGAGTTGATAATGTTTTGAGTCCTCTAGGGATCGAGCTTGAGCACGTAATCATGGATACGTATAAAAAGCAATACGTACACCTTTATCCAGACGATATATCTTTTGTTAAAAATAGAGATATAACCAAAGAGAGCATAGAGGAATACAATAAAGCGCTCAAGGTTGAGATGATGGACGAGCAAGAGATTCTGTCCGGCCCTATGGGTTCTATAAGCAACTCAATGGATGTTTCTCAGTTCTTGATGCAGTTAAGGTTCACAGCATTGCCAAAGCATGGAATGTTATTGCTGAACAATAGGAACGAAATCATAGGGAATTACATTTTCAAGAAAGCGTTTGACTACAACGAGACCACATCATTCATTGCTGAGGCCGGAATCGGAACTGGAATCATATTTTATTCAAATCAAGATCAATTTTCATCAGGTTTTAAGCGAATGATGAATGCTTTGGAATCTGCTGATGTTAAAGTTCTTGACTATGTAATTATCAATAGCGACAGTGAAGGCGTTAAAGGTTATTATGAGTCTTACGCCGATCAAGGTAAGCTAAACGAAACCCAGGCCGAATACGGAACTAACTCGATCCCCAATGAGCTGCGTGAACCTACACCAAGAACAAATGCTGAGATTCAGTCTTTGATGGAGAATGCGGCAGATGCTGTTGAGCAAGCGATTGCCTCTGGCACTGATCCTCAGACTGCTGTAAATAATATCGTTAGTAGTCAAGATTGGTACAATGGGCTAACCTCTAAGCTTAAAGAGCAATTTGACGAGATTCTGCAAGATGAATTTGGGGCTACTCCCAAGGCACAGCCTAAGGTTGAGTCAAAAACTGAGACTCCAAAGGCAGAGAAGCCATCCGGGGTCAAAGCAAGCATAAGCGAGTTGGTTGACAACTACTATAAACTCAAGGATAAAACACCTGGAGCAAGGGACGCTATTGATGAAATTTTGGGTCGTGACCCAAAGTTGAAGTATATTTACGACAATATTCCAAAGATTAATAAGCGCCTGCAAGAAGCGGGTGTGATAACAAATAAAACTGACGGTTGCCCGTAATAAAACATGAAACCTCATAGTTTAGATAAAGGTGTAGTAGACCTATTAGCCCCACGTCATTTGGACGAGATGGATGCGTTTTACTTCTATCGTGCCGCCAGCAACTGGTGTCAGGGTGTTGGATATTTCAAGGCCGCAGCTTTCTTTGCTGCTGAGTCTCAGGACGAACTTGAACACGCGGCTAAGATTGAAAAGTATTTGGTAGACTGGAATATCACTGTTCCGCTTCCTACCGTACCCAAGCCGCAGGTAGACTTCTCCGGACTTCTCGAGGTGTTGGAAGAGGCATACAAGATCGAATACGATTTGTACGAGGCGTATGAAGAAACGTCTAAGAAACTCTTCAACATGGACCTTTGCACGTTTGACTTCTTGCAGCAGTTCCGATTGATACAGACCAAGTCTGTTGCGGAATACAGCGACAAGCTAAACCTGCTTGAGGATGTAGACGGAAAGGATAAGTTCAAGTTATTGCTTCTCGAAGAAAAACTGTTCTAATGGCGAAACCCTGTAAGGTAACTATAAAAATGCCAGGCGCTACTGCTGCGGAGGAGAAAACCTTTGAGCAGTACATGGATATGCTTTACAATGGAGGTCTGGAGAAATTGATAGACGCTGAATT